CTGATTGCCGGTTTTACGAGTGTGCAGACACAATTTACCAGAAACTATTCAGCAGCCAAACAATTCATTGACAGTGCAACCAACACCAAAGGCCAAACATTATCATTGGAGAATCGTAAAGCTCTTGGACTGAAAGCTGATGGGAGTATTGATAAATCCGCATTAGAAGCTGCTTTGGCTGCTAATGGCGATGTTTCATTGAAAGATGCAGCAGGTAATACTTTTACTGCCAACACGTTGCTTCAAGCAATGAAAACAAAGAATGTCAGCGAAGGTGTAGAGAAAAACACATCTCAAACAAAACAGGCTTTAGAAGAATCTGTAATTGCAAACTTATACAAAGACAAACCTGTCCTGTATAACAAAATCAAATCTGCTATTGAGATGAATGGGCAAATTCAAACATTGAATGCTCAAGGTACAGCGGAGCATGGCAACCCATTGTTTACCATTCCTACAACAGCGGCTAGTTTTACTGACCCAACACAAAAAGTTCTTGCACAGGCCATCCAAGAAAAGTTCAATGTTGAAACAACCATTGAGTTTAATAATTGGCGTAAGCAACAAATGGAAATGGCCAGAAAAGCGGGCGCTGTTGACTACTATCCAGAGCCAGGTGAATTGGAAAGCAAGTTCACTGAAACACCTTATTACAAAAACAAACAGCGTGAAGCAAGAAACGAAATTGTTCGCACTTTAAACAGACCAAACAGAATAAATGAAACAAGCGGTCAGACTTCATTTGTTCCTGCTGAAAGTGCTGTTGTTACAACAAAGCAAGCAACATCAACACCAACAACTCTTGGGGAAGATAAATCTCCAACTGTTGGTGCTGCTGAAGCAGAGGCCAAGAAAAAACAAGCTGCCAAAGATGCCGCTCGTAAAGCGCACACACGATAGGAGTTAATGATGGCCTTTAAATCAGAAAAAGACAGAGAAGCTTATGTTGGCAAACTTAGGGCTGCTGGCTTTTCTTCAGAGGAAATAGATGCTGATGTTGCTGAAATTGAAGCAGTTCAACCAGCACCTACGCCTGTTGCTCCTCCTCCTGTTGCTGCACAACCTAACTTACAACCTGCTGCTCCCGCTGAAGCGGTTAGAGCTTTGGCTGAAGTGGCACAAGCTCGTGATCAACAAAATCAAGATCTTACTGGCCAAGTGCTTGGATCTGAATTAAGCCAAGCCGTTAAAGATTTGTCTGGCAGTACTTTGGGCAAGATTGGTCTTGCTGCTGTTGGTGGTTATGGTTTGTACAAAGCGGGTCGCCTTGCTGAACGCAAATTTGGACCATCTGGCGAAACTGTTAATCGTATTGAGCCAACTATGGAGCCAGTCAGAGAAAGCGCAAGACTTCCTGCTGCTGCTCAACAATCTGGTTTATCTGAAGCCGATCAAGCATTGTTGGCCAAGTCTGAAGCCAATCGTATTGCAAAAGAACAAGAAGCTTTGAAACGAGCCGCTGCTGCACCGCCAGCACCACCGTCCGAGCCACCTGCATTCATTCGCAATCAACCACCCGTTGCTCAAACGCCTGTCACTAACCCCAAGATTCCGGCATTGCTTCAAGCTCCTGCTGGCGCTGTTGCACCACCCGTGGCCACTGCTCCCGTTGCTGCGCCTGTAGCTCCTGTAGCACCTGCTCCTACTGTTGCTCCGCCCGTTGCTGAAGTGCCGGTTGTTACAGCGCCAGTTGCTCCTGCTCCAGTTGCCGAAACACCTGTTACTAAAGCGCCGGTTGCTGAAACACCTAAAGCTGCACCTCCACCGGCAGCAGAACCAGAAAAACTAAACAAACAACAAAAGGGAATGAAAAACCATTTGGTTGGCATGTATGGTGGTGGCGCTGAAGGTGAAGCTGCATACAACAAGGTCAAACAAATCCTTGGTTACACGCCTGAGTACCCTGTTGGCCAAGGTGGAAGCCTTACACCTGAGCAACATCAAGTGATCAAAGATTGGCGTAAAGCAAATATTGAAGGTCCAAAAGTTAATTTGAGTCACGACATGAAGAAGGCTTTAAAAAGCGGAACTGCTATCAGCGTTTTGATGGCCATCCCAGGCTTTGCCGCTGCCGCACAAGAAAAAGATTTTGGCAAGATGACTGACATTGCTACCGACTTATTGGTATTGCCTTTTGCCCAATCAAGAGAAGTGGGTGAAGGTGAACAATATGAATTGGCTAAACGCCGCTATGAAGGCATGGTCGGTGGTGGTCGTGGTGTTGCTCCTCCCTCAGCTTATTTAAGGTAAATCATGTCTGATATTGATCCAGTTGCTTATGGCGTATTGACCGCTAAAGTTGAAAACCTCGAAAAGAAAATCGACAAGATGGAGCAGTCGATAGAACAACTCATTGCTTTGGTAAATCAAGGTAAGGGTGGTGTTTGGATGGGCATGGCCATTGTTTCTGGCATCAGCTCAATCATTGGCTTCGTGTCACACTATCTTCTTGGAAAGAATTAAAAATTGATCCCATAACGATATGCATGGCAGCTGCGGGTCTGGTGAGGCAGATCCAGGCAGGTTGTGATTTGTATCGTGAAGCAAAAACCCAGTTTATTGAAATAAAAAAAACGACAGATGAAGTTGTTGCAATTGGAAAAGAAGCAAAGGGATTCATTGCAAAGCTGGTTCAATTCTTTGCTGGCAAACCTAAAGCAAAGTCAGCGCCCCAGCCTGTGGCGCAAAAGAAAAAAGAAAAGTTTGTCGCAGTCGATGAAGAGCAAATCCTCAACGATGTCGTAGCCCAGCTCGTTCAGTTTTTTCATTTGCAAGAGCAGCTTGCCACGCATATTAGGGAGAGCGAAGAGCGGTCAAGAAATGTTTATGATCCCAATGCCAATTTGATGGAAGAAGCCCTCAAGCGTGTGAGGGCACAAGATCAAATGCAAAAGCTGGTCGAAGACATAAGAATGGCAATGACTTGGAATGCTCCGCCGGAACTTGGCGCTCTGTATAGCAAGGTCTTCGAAATGCGTGAGATTGTTGGCGCAGAGCAAGAAGCGGCCAGGCTGGCGCAAGAAGCCAAAGCAAAGAGGAAACGATGGCAACGTCAGCAAAGGGAAGCAAGCCAAAGGCTAAAAGCAGGGTTATCGGTGTTGACACTTATTCTTATCCTGTACCTGTGGCTCCTGCTCTTCTTCGTGAAGAACCTGAGGATCACATGATGGGTGCGATGGGGTGGATATTTGCTGTAATTCTCGTGGCGTTCTTTTTGCCGCTGGGGGCGTTCCTTTATCTAGACATCTTGGAAGCCAAAAACGAAACAAAAAAAATGCTGGAAAAGGTTGAGCGAATAGAAAAACGAATTGAAAGGAAAGAGCGTGACAAGACACCTGATACTTTTGCTGACAATCCTGTTTTTGACAGGCTGCGAAGACCGTTTTCGATATCCTTGTCAAGATCCAAAAAACTGGAATAACCCAGAATGCAAACCACCCATTTGCAGTTCCACCGGCACATGCCCTGACATGCTTATCAAACCAGAACAGGAGAAAAAATAATGGCTACCCGCATGACTCCAGAAGAAATTGAAGCCCGTGTATGGGCGTTTGTCATTGTCGTATTGGTAACGATTCTGTTGGGTGCAATGGCCATGTTTTTGTATTCGGTTACCTATGTCACGCAACCCATGTCCGGTATGGCGCCAATTGACAAGGTATACACAGCGCAAATCTCCACCATCATGGTGTTCATTACAGGCGTTCTGGGGGGTGTTGCAGGACGCTCAGGGGTCAAGGCTGTAGCCAATGCCATTGCCACCGCAGAAGCCACCGATAACGATCCTCCACCCAAACCGGCCACCACATGGGCAGGTAAGCCGCCAGCACCAAGTTGGACAGGCAGACAGCCAAGCCCACCTTCAGCCCCGCCTAAACCCATGGTTCGACCTTTGGCCACTGATGACGATGATCCACCGTTTAAGGGAGCCAAAGAATGAGCATTTTTAACCCATGGGTAATTTTGGGTTTTATTTTTGCCATAGGGGCAGCGGCCACCGGTGGTTATCACAAAGGCAGACTGTCAGAAGAAAACAGGCAGAAACTGGTTATTGCTCAACTCAATGAAGAAGCCAAGGTCAAAGAGCAAGCTTTGGCCAAGGCTGTCACCACCACAGCCACTCAACTTGTAAAGGTCAACAATGAAGCAAAAGTCCAGATTGCCAAGCGTGATGCCGCTATTACTGCTGGCACTATCAAGCTGCGGGTTCCTACAAAAACCGTCTGCCCCGTATCAACCCCCGACAATCCCGCCCCTACCGGCGGAAATAGCGTTCAAACAGGAACCGAACTTGACCCAACGACTGCTCGATCTCTTGTCGCCATCACCGACCAAGGAGATGCAAACACCCGCCAACTCAACGCCTGTATCGATGCCTACAACGCAGCCTACCAAACCTTGAAAGGACAGAAATGAACGCTGAACAACTTGCTCATGCCCTGCACATGACACCGGCCAAAGCCGAAGAATGGATTGATGCCATCAACACCACTTTTGAGACTTTCGGCATTGAAACCCCAGAACAACAGGCTTCTTTCCTTGGCCAGTGTGGTCATGAGAGCGCAGGATTCACAGCTCTGGTTGAAAACTTGAATTACAAAGCCGAGTCCCTGTGCAAGGTTTGGCCAAAGCGGTTCCCATCGTTGGAGATGGCACAGCCTTACCACCGCAATCCAGAAGCCATTGCAAACCATGTCTATGCCAACCGCATGGGCAACGGTGACGAAGACTCTGGGGACGGTTGGAATTTTCGGGGGAGGGGGCTTATCCAATTGACCGGCAGAGACAACTATCGTGCCTGTGGTGAAGCTTTGGGAGCCGATCTGGAGTCAGACCCCGACTTGGTTAGTCAGCCTATGTATGCCGCTTTGTCTGCCGGTTGGTTCTGGCATAAGAACCATTTGAATAACATTGCCGAAGACATTGTTGCGGTCACCAAGAAGATCAACGGTGGCACACACGGCCTAGATGACCGTGTTGCCAGAACGCAACGAGCCTTGGAAGCTTTCGCTTAATAATCCTCGTAGTGTTTGCTGTAATCGTGGCGGAGGTAGTTTTTTATCTCTTCCACGATCTCATTATGCTCGGCAGCAGATAGGCCGTCTTTGCGGTCTTTGTTCTCGCTGTCGAGTGCTTCCCACTCAAACTCGTAATAGATGCCGTTTTCTGGTTCATGTTCAACATTGTCAAACCAGATTTCAAGCTCTTCATTTAAATGATTTGACCAATAAGTTTGGTGAAACTCGCTCATGTCATTCTCCCTTTAAAAATTCAATGCAAGCGGCAATCAAACCGACTATGCCAATCAACATGACCAAACCGCCAGCAAGGCACAAGGTCAACAATATGATGTTCAGCAAGCTTTCCATTCCCGCTCCTTTCGACCTGCTTTTGATTCAACCAGTTTGCCGGTTGTAACCGCCAATCCCAGGCGCTGAAGTTCGGATAAACGCCTAGCCACCGCATTGGGCTCTAGGCCGGTCTTAGAAGCGATTCCATCCTTACCCATAGGACCATGCTCAATAAGGGCTAGATGGATGATTTGGAAGTGTTTTGTGGGGGTTGTGACCTGATCTGCGGCCATGTGGCTTGTCACTGGGTCTGAGTTTCTGGCTCTGTTGAATATTGGCAACTCAAAGAACTTGCCTACTTCGCCGCCAAACCATGTGTTATCTAATTTGCTCATGTGTTTCTCCTGAAAAGTCTCTTGAAAAAGTGAGGTACTCGCTGCGTCTGTGTTGCATCCCCCAGTAGTCCAGAAGCACAGCATCCGCTTTCCCTCTGATAGTTATTCTACTAAAGTTGTTTGATCTGGGTCAACTACACTTTCAACAGAAATACCACGCCCAAGGGCGGTAACCAATTCATCCTGTGAAGCCACCTTCACATTGATGATTGATCTGGCCACATGTGCCAGTGCTTGCGCCTTGTGGGCGGCACGAACCAATCTAACTTCTTGGCCGTGGCCGACTATGTAAATTCTTTGTTGCATGTTATCTCTCAAAAAGGAAGGTCATCAGGCATGTCATCAAAGCCGGAGCTTTGAGATTTGCGGGTGGGCTCCGAACTTTGTCGGGCGGGGGGAGCCTTGGGTTTGATTGACAGGGACAAGAAGTTTTTACCTTCGTTACCCTTTTTGATCCAACCGTTCAGCCAGTATTCAGTGCCATTAACATTCAGTTGACCGTTGTAGTCAGCATGAGTGTCTGATTCTTTTTTCTCGTTTCTCGCCAATGTCCCACGGTTTGTGGGATCGAATGCTTTCTTTTCCATCATTTGCCTTTCAAGCTCTCGCCATGTTTCTTCAGTGCAGAGCGGGTTTTGCTGTCAAGCATTCCCCACAGTGCGATCTTCTCTTCGTTATCGGTGATGCCGATGTACTCTTCATATGCTCCTATCAGGTCGTTTGCCTCCATTCTTTCCTGTATTGCCAATGACACATCGGTAATCACATTCATTCGTGAATCATCGACACCAACTTGCCCACGAGGGGAAACAACCGGTGCATCGCCTTTGCGGCCTGTGGTTGCATCCAAGGCATCATGCTCGACAATCTCCATGGCGGCTACCCACAAATACCTGCGTTGATAGGTTTCAACTGCCCCTATGTTCTGGACTTCGTGGCAACCTTTCAAGTTTGCGGAACCAAATGGGCTTGTGATCACAATTTCACCGCCACCATCCACATCCACAATGGCCAGGCTTGCTTCGTCCTTGGTGAACGACACAATGCCAATCAAACCAAGTTGATCAAAAATTTCAAGGGTGGGGTGTAGGAAGTCACCCAACTCGAAATACTGATAACCGGCAAACTTATTTAAGCCAGATTTCTTGAGTACCTGACTTCTAAGCTTTGCCCGTGCTATCGCCAGTTTGCGATAAACCTCCATGTTTGCTTTGCTTACTTCATTCATCCTAACGCTCCTTGTTTTGCCGCCCACTGCTCGTACTCTTCGATCTCCCACGCAATAAATTCACTTTTTGTATCGTCATCAAGATCGCTGAATGTGACAAAGTGATTCTCTTGACAGCAATGCCATTTGTCGCCTTTTGGCTCCATGCAATAACAGCAATAGAGTTCATCAGACCGCATGTGTTCATCGATCAGTTGTTGTTTATAGTCTTTCATTTTCATTTGCGCCTCTTAAGAAAACCACAGGTAAAAACCGTGGAGAATGCCAATTGGGAAAAAGATCGCACCGGCAAGGAGAAAGCCCCAAGCGGCATGACCAAAACAATAAAAGATGTGTGTAAGCCATGCAATCAAGCAAGCTATGCCAAATATGCCGCCCATCATGCCACCACCCATTTAAAAAATTGCAAAATGGTGTGGTGCAACAGGAATGCGCCAACGGCTATTTGAAATAGGAACTGGGTTCCTGCTTTACTTTTCTTTTCAATGCTATGCATTTTTCAATCCTCTCTTATTAAACTCTCAAAATATTTCAACGCTTGAATTCTCACTAGGTCAGTGATATTTAAACCATCGGGGGTCAATACGGCATCAAGACCAAACTCACCATCTGCGTCCCTGCTGTACTGAATCATCAAGTGGATGCTTTCGTACATGACTTCTCTTGTGTACTGCTGTTTGCTGATGTCGTATGAAGTTTTATCGGTGGGCATAAATCAGACCTATCAAGAAACCAACAATGAATACGACAATGTACGAGACAACACTATCGAAGTCAATCTCCCATTGAGCGGGTTTGCCAAAAGGGTTTGCATTGTCATGGGCAGGGAATGCATCACGCAGGGTGCGTGGATAGCATCTGGTTCCATTGACATCGTAGTAGAGGACATCTTTCATTCTGACTCCTTGAATGGATCGCCCCAAGATGACATCACGCCTGTTTTTGTGTTCATCAGGCCGCTGCCCGTTTCTTGAATTACTTCCCCGTTGCTTCCTACCCATGACCTGCCCATCTTTGTGAATGTGTTGCCATTATTTGCGACCTTTGTTGTTTCAGTCTCAAAATATGTTTCACCAGAAAATTTGTCTACTTTGATCATGTCAGTAGCTCCATCCAAATTTTTCAAGCCAGTATTCAACTGGGGTGTAGGTAATTACAGACTCACGCATGCATGACACCGTCAAATCTTTCAAGTAGGTGTCGGGGTCTTTGTTGTAGAAGAAGTCCCGCATGTCGTCCATCATCTGCGATACAGCATCGTCCAAGTAAATGGCTGTTGCTTTGCTGATGACCATCGAATGGGTTTCCTCTGGCCGGTAAATCAATTTAGTCTCATATGTCATTACTCTCTCCTTGTTGTTACGCCAAAAATGACAAGTGAAGTGTCTGATTAACCTGTGTTGTTGTCAAACTGTTGTATAACATACACACATGGAATACTCAGGTTTACCAGAGTTGTGTATACTGAACCCATCGACAACCAACAAAGGAAACGACATGACTGTTGAAGAATTGGAAAAAAAGGCGAGTTTGTACAAGGTGGCCAAGGTATTGAACCTGACCGCACCGGCTGTTTACAAGTGGCGTAAGACAGGTCAGATCCCTGATTTGCGCTTGTACCAACTCAAGGAAAAAATGCCTGAGTGGTTCACTGATTTGACACCGGCATAAAGTTTGATATGATCTGCCCTGTTGTCGTAGTGGTCAACGAATTGAAGCCGTTTACTCATGCATCTGTCCCTTCACTGGGAACCACTACCGGATGCAGCAGTAAGCGGCTTTTTTTTATTTCCACAAGGCATCCCTCAGGGCGGGATAGCAAATGGTCTGCATGGACTGAACCCAAGAAACACCGCACACAGTACACCCCTGTGCAAAATGCGACCGGCGTTGGTTTGGCGACCGGTGAAGCCACAAGTACACGGTGGAACAAGGCTTGTGGATAAAGTGAACAAACTCGTCATACGCACTTGGGACTCATTGATCTATCAGTCAGTCTGGAGCGGGTCGGATACCTCTGTATCCACCCTTGGGAGAACTATTGTCAAGAGCAAAGCAAAGGAGAGAGCATGAATAAAGCAAAGTTAATCAGAGAGATGAAAGAAAAAGACCCGTTATTAAAAAGCAGTGACATTGCTAAAGTTGTTGGGGTTTCAAACAATTATGTTTCTCATATATTGTGGAGATCAAGCAGCCCATACAAAAAGAAAGAAGACTATCAAAACGCCTATGAACATCAATTACTTCGAAATGATGAATTGATAAAGCAAATAGAAAAACTAGAAGAAGAAACCAGAAAACTGAGATATGTCATTAAATTTTTAAGAGAAAACTAAGAGGAGAAAGAGTATGTTTGAGAGTGGATTCGATAGATTCTGGAAAGCATGGCCTTCATCACCTCGAAAGGGTGCAAGGATTAGCTGCAAACAAAAATGGGTCGGTAAAGAGTTTGAAGCTCAGACTGATTTAATCATCAAGCATGTAGAGTGGATGAAGACTACAGATGCCTGGCTGAAAAGCAATGGTGCTTTTATACCTGCACCGCTTGTTTACCTTAACCAACAGAGATGGGACGGTGCTGAGATACCAGAAGTCAAAGTACAGGTTGATCCATTGGCAAAGATTGAAGAAGAAAGAAAAAAAGCCGTGCCTATGCCTAGCGATATTAAAGCAAGATTAGATGCGTTGAGAGGAAGAAAATGATTCCTCCAAAAAACAAAGGCAGAAAGCTAATCAAGATAAATGCCATATGCCAAGCCCAAGTGATTAAGCTTTTATTGGACGGTGTATATACATGCCAAGAGCTTGCCGAACAAACGGGTTTGCACTATGTCACTGTCTTGCAGTACACCAGAGAATTGCATGCTGCCGGAGCCGCTCACATATGTGCATGGGAAAAAGACGGTAGGGGCAGAGATGTCATCAAGATATACAAAATTGGTGAAGGCAAAGATGCAAAAAGAAAGAAAATGACTCCCGCAGAACGACAAGCCAAGAGCCGAGCAAAAAGATTTAACCTTGAAATAATGCATAGGATGGCCGCATGACCAGAGAAGAAGCAAACCACTTACTTGAAGAACACAAACTTGGAATCAGAATCCACCCCGTTGTCGAAGTCACCAAAGCACTCTGGGTCACCGGAGATCTCAAAGGAATACCAAGACACGCTAAATCACCTAGTCCTGATGGCATCAACGCAGGGATGGAAGGAACACGCTTGGTATCGGGCGAAGGAACTTGACGCTGACCCGACAGGGATATGGCGTGGTATTGCAAATGAACTTGTAAAGATAATGAAAGAGAAAAATGCCAAGACCGAAGACTGAATTAACAACAAACCCAAAGATCGTTGGAGCCAGACTGACGCAAGAGTTGTTTAAGGAGTGGCGAAAACTAGGCGGTGCGGTGTGGTTGCGTAAGTATCTTGAACAACACCGAAAAGACAGGGAAGCCAAATGAGATACATCGGCATCGATCCAGGCTTTAGCGGGGCTTGGGGCATGATTGACCACAACAATGAGTACATGGGTTGCGGAGACATGCACCACACTGACAAGTACTTGATGACTCATGAAATATATAGCGAAATCATTGATGCT